CGCAACTTGGTTGGTTATATTTATGTCTGAATTGTGCGTTAGCAAGATAAAGTCTTCTTGCAACTCCAGATTTCCCCTGTAAAAATCAGATGCAAACTGTTGGAGATATTCTGCTTTTACGAAGACTAGAGAGTTGTTCAGTTCTTCTTTTACCTCAAACACATACCTTGGTGTTCTAGCGTCGTCATATTGGCCTACAGAATACTTGCAGAAGCTTTTAAAGTAGCTTCCTGACACAAACTCAAGAGACATTATAGAACTCCTTCAGGTGGCTAGACATTTTTGCTCTTACTTCTGGGAAAAATTCTAGCAGCATGTTTGTATACTCCCCCCTTGCATCTACAGGCTCTCCTGCCCACGAGGTTAGCCCAAGCTGTTCCTGCTTTTGAAATATTTGCTTTTGCACCTCTGTTAGCTGTATTCTAGCTATGTCTTCATTGTCAGCGACTACGCATGGAAAATCTTGGTAAAACCGACAGTTGTAACATGGAAAATCATAAAAATTACTTTTTGTATACTCTGGGTCTGCTGTGAAGTATCGTACTATCAGCTCTTGGTCGCTGCCATACTCATCTAGAGCGCTTCCAAAGTATTCAGAAAAACTTCCACCTTTAACTGACTGAGGTATTGAATTTGGCTTATAGCTAGAAAGCCCGGCTAACATCCTGCAGGCAAGGCCATAATGGTTTTGATGAGTTCTCATCGTTCCAACATCATAATCTTTTTCTTCAAAAGACCTTACATATCTATACTCTAGCTCTAGTGGTATGGAGTCTATATCTCTTGGGTGCATAACTTCCACGTCTTCCCACAAAGGCATCATTCTAAATATCGCTGGCTCTGTCAGCTTATAATCCATTTGTATCTCGTAAAGCTGCATACCGTCAAAGTTTAAGCAGTCAAAAATATCGGAAAGCGGATTTTCCACTACATTGCTAGTAACAAAAAACCTCATGCTATAATCTGGGTAAAGAATCCTGTTAGTCAAAATGGTCGCTGGTAGGTTATAATAGTACCTATTGAAATCATCCCGAGCTTTATCCCATGAACGCCTTTCCGGCATCTGAAGGGGCTTGAAAAAAGAGTATGTTATCAATTTCATTTAAATACATTCTTAAAAATACTATTTTCATCGTGTTTATTTATTGCCGTAACAAGCTTTAAAAAGTTTTTCTCGTTTATTCTACCCGCTTTTACAAGCCTCTCAATAGTATCTGCCACATCATTTTGTTTGTCTATTCCAGCTATAGCTTCGGCGTATCTGAATTTTATCTCCATCTCCTGCCTAGTTCTTGTTTGCACATGTTCGCTGTCATCCCACACCGTAGATACACCCTCTGGATTTTGGTAGTATATACCGAGCACTTCTGGAACAAAGAAAAAATCATTGGCTCCTTCGGCTAGACATCTAAGCCAAAATTCGTAATCTGAGGCAGATACATACTGAGTGTCGAATAACCCAAACCTGTCGTGAAGTGATCTTCTCCACATAGGGTGATTGTGTGGATAATTATGTGCAATCATATTGCTTTTGTAAAATAATCCACCGCCTTCTCTGAACACTACTATTGGAGTGTCTTCATCATAATTCTTGAAGCTATCATTAGGCTCAAACGTGACTATATTATCGCAATAAGCCACATCGGTGTCTAAATTTTCATCAAGGGCTTTTATGTGTTTTTCAATACACTCTGGGAAAAGTCTGTCGTCTATGTTCGCATTTGTGAGATAGGGAGAATCGGAATTTTCTACCATGTAATTCCAGCACTCATAGAGGCCGGGATCAGGGTCTATTTTCTCATAGCGTATGTTTTCATGAGTCAAGAACGGCTTGATTATTGAGTACTCGTCGTCTGGGCTACCATCTAGCAAGAACCACTCACATTCATCAAATGCGGTTTGACAGACTATGTCTTCCATGAAGCCTTGTATGAACTCCATTCCTTTATATATGGAAGTTATTACTGTTACTTTCTTCATCCTATTCTCCAAAAATAGAATTTATGTCTATCTTTCTCGCCCTATCCGCTTGTTCTTTGCAGCCTATCTTCTGGAGAAATCTGGATGCCCTTCTCGTGCAGACGTGTTGCAGTATAGATTTTTTAGGCGCGTCTCCAAAGATGCTTGCAATTGATTTTTGAACCTGCTCCGAATTGTCTCCAGAGCTCTCTATAGATACGTTGTCAGAGTAAAAAATGGTATCAAAAACAGACTGAGGTATATCTACCAATGACTGCTTGATAACAACCTTATTATAATTTTGACATACCTTATATAGAGCATTAACAGGGATCACCATGTCGCACTTGACTCCCTCATTGGTGGACACAATATGGTGAGGCTCTTTGTCGTCAATCTCTTGATTAGAGTCAACTATATACAATGTGTTTATTCTATAGTCCGGTATTACATTTTTAAGGTTTTTTAGGAAGACGTCTGCCCCACTTAGAACACTGGTATATTTAATTTTTGACTTAAATGTGCCTTCACTCTCTCGCCCAAAAAGCATAGGACATTTTATACTATTTTTATCCATAGCCTTCTCTAGCAAATCTATATCTTTTTGGGAGGCTCCAGTCACGTTGACTATCATCTCTCTTTTAGTTCCAGAGATAGCTTTAAAAATATCTAAGCTTATCTTTGAAAGAGAGCAAACCACAACGTCTGGGTCGGCTACATCTAAAACATCAAATGCGCTTAACTGCTCTGTGTGCCATAGGGTAGTTTCAATCCCTGAGATGTTGAAGCACTCAGTAAGATACAGGGCTTCTGTTGAGTGTTGGTTTGCGTAATTTTGCATGACTATTTTCATGAGTTTATCCCTCTAAGTGTCTTTACGTTGCTTATTTTAATAGTGGCATTTTTTTTATCATAAATTGTTTTTATTTTGCATCTTTGATCTGCCATAGAAGAGATGGCTTCAAACAAAAGTTTGTTCTTGTACTCTATAGAAGAGACTATACTTCTAAGACATTCTATATTTGTCCTTCCTTTAAGATAGAGCATTTCACACCATATCTTATCCGTTATACCGTAGTTCAAGTTAACCAAGTTGTCCCTGTCTGATTTTATAAGACCCACTTCCAGATTAGTACTTGGCTGGTTGTCTTGATATAAAACACAAGCAGACCCCGTTGTTATATCGTTTAGAGAGCTCCAATTAAACAGTACGTCTCCATTGACTATCAATACGGAATCATTTGAAATGTTGTTTATACACAGACGAAGGCTTTCGCAGCAGTTTGAATGATGATATATTTGGTTTTCGACAATCCTAATCCTCAAAGACTGGTGCTTAGTTCTGACATACTTGACAACCTTTTCGCACTCAAAGCCTCCGGCTATAACAATCTCAAAATCCTTAAACACGGCTTTCAAGGCGGCTATTTGCCAGTCTATCAGCTTTTTCCCTTTGATGCTCACAAGAGGCGTGGGGCCATAAGATTTCATCCTTTTTCCAGCCTTATCTGACAGCAACACTACAGAGATAAAATTTTTCTCTAGGTTGTCAGAGTTTGCCGTTACCGAGGTTATGAAGTCTTTTTTTCTAACCATCTAAATCCAAAAGCTTCCCTTCTTTAGACGCCTGCTTTATAGCCCAATCACTAAAGCCTTTAAAATTACCGTGCTGCAAATATTCCATGTTAACAAGCATAAATAGGAATAAGTGCACATCTCCAGTCTTTATAACTACAGGATTAGCAAGGTCGATATTTACTAGACTGTTTACTTTTTTGAAAACCTCGCTTGATATTCTCTGTGTTGGAGTGATCTTGCATGTATAAAAAGTGTTGGACATCTTAGGAAATCCATCCATATCCCTAGCAAGTTCGTGAGCGGATTTCATCAGTATTGTCGGATATCCTAGCGCCTTTACCGAGCCCCAGAACTCAACAACCTCTTCGGCGCAGCCGTTATTTACGTCAGATAAAACGATCCTAATCTTTTCTCTATTGTAATCCACTTCTGAAAGCCAAGACAGCGTATTTTCTTTACCTTCTTCTGTTAACTCATCTATGTCTATCATGACGGAAAACTTAAGGCCAGTTTCTAGCTCAAGCTGGTTTATGCGGTGCTCATGGCCATCGGGTAGGAGATCACTCCACTCTTGAGTCCTAAATCCCGCGCAGACTCTAGTTACGACATAGAATTCTTTATCGTTATCATACGCCTCAACTACATTGTCAAGATCTAAAAATCTGTCAAGCCTTCCTGTAAGGCATGATGTTTGTGTGCCTTCTTCAAACTTTGCAAACACGCACTCTTTACAACTGGTGGTTGCCTCAGCTTCTTTTAATTTATCTTCTAGTTGCTGTGATCTCATATTGCAATCCGTTGTATATAGTCCTTACTGTTGTTAATCCCAACGACTCCAAGTAGTCTTTTGTGACCTTCATAGACGTCATTGACTTTCGTGTGTAAGCGTATCTGTTGAACACTTCAACATCATGTGTGCTACCCATTTCCTTACTAAACAGCCCAAAGTCAGTTCCCCCAATAATAAGCTTCCCGCCCTTTCTCAACTTCGACAACAAGCTCAGCACAAACTGATTTATATTCTCATAGCTTAAAAAATCCAAGACATTCGCTAAAATTTCTACACATTCGTTGTCGGCAAACTGGTCTATGTTTGCTCTTTCAGAGATCAGCTCAAGAGCTTGATATCCTTCCGGATGTTCCTGTCCAACTGGAACGATTGCTACTTTAGCTCCTGTGTTAGATACTTCCAAATCCGCCGCCTCTTCTAAGATAGCGGCTGTGTGAAGTAGTGTGTTGTTAACCTGCATTTAAAAACTCCCTAATATTTTGACCGATGGACTCCATTGATATATTTTCTAACTTTTGGACTTTCTTTGGCTTTTCACCCCTTGACTCATAACTCTCTCTCATGTTATGTCTTATTTCTGATACATCAGGAGAAAACCATAACTCAGCTCCTG